CTTCCATTTTTTGCATGAGGTCTAATATGAATCCCTTAGCGACCAGCAGACCTTTAATCTCGCCGCAAGTTCCTTTGTATTCCTCAAAGGAAGTGGCTCGGCCTAAGCTGAGTCCTTCTCGGAGATACGAAGCCTGTTCGTCAATTTGTTTGACGGCCAATTCCAATACTGTCATTCTTCACCTTTTGTCGGTTTTTCCTTGCCTACCATATGGGCAGCCTTGAGTCCATCCGCAAACAGTTTTTGTTTTGTAACCATGCGCTGGTTCTCTAGATTAGCCACAGTTTTTAGAGAGTCCTGTTTGAGTCGGACTTCTGCTAACTTCCTCTGGTTTTCATTGTCTGCAACAGATTTCAAAGCGCCAATCTTTGCTTGTTGTTCGGCTGTTTTTGCCTGAGAGACAATCCTTTCATGCTCAATCTCTAACTGTTTAAGTCTTAGTTGGGCATCTACCTGATCCTTTTGGACTTTGCGTTGCTGCTCAGCCGCTTTCAACTGCAACTCTTGTTGTTGCATTTGAATAATAGGATCTTGCGCCTGCTGTTGCGCCTGTTGCTGGGCAACAAATGCTTGGTTAGTTTGCAGTAATTGCTTGGCAGCCTGAGCTAATAGCGGCGTCAAACGGGCTTCTACCACGGGATCAAGTTGTACGTCCTCTCCACTTTCGTCGTGCTGAGGAGGTAAGTTCATGCCAAGCTGCTGTTCAATCTGTTTTCTGTACTCAAATCCTAAATGTTCATTAATATGAGCCATCATTTGGGATTGCATCATTTGAGCCATTGGATTGTTTTGTAGCAACTGCTGGATCTTTGGATCATTCATGGCCGACATATGCACGGTAATATGGGCTTCGTGATCTTGATACAAGAATGCTTTGACTGGTTTGCCCGACAAAATGTTCTGGTTCTCAGAGACTGGATCCATAGGCTTCTGATCTTCAGACATGGGGATTAACTTCTGGGCATTCTTGATACCCAAAACATCCAGCATCTGACGGTGCAACAGTGGCATGTTGTACATCTGCGGGGCAGACTGAGCCAACTGTAAAACTGCCTGATACTGCACAATCTTTTGCGCCATCGTAGCCGCATTAGGATCAGAGACTGGGATTACATCGCAGTTTTCATAATCAGACTTTTTAGCCCGACGCGAGCCAGACTCTGGGTCATAGTTGTAGTCATCTAGTGCAGATTCAGCAATGATCTCTTTTAATAGGCCAAGCTCTTGCTGCATTGAATAGTGAATGCGAGCCTGTACAGCAGACATCACTTTTAATGTGCGCTCTAATATAGCAAGCGTAGTTCCCACTGGGGCTTGGCTAGACATGTCAGAAATCTGCAAGTCAGCCGCATTAGCAAATCTACGTCCGTCTTCAATGATCTGGTTCAACAAAGCCAGCAATGTTTGGCTTGGCTCCTTGTACGGCAGGGTCATCAAGTTATCTTTGATGGTGCCACTTGGTACGTCTACATCTCTAAACTCTCCGGGCGCGATAGGTGTATCGTCACCCTTAACCCTCATACCACGGGCTTTAAAGCCTCCGGGTAAATTGGATAAAGTGCCAGCATCAACAAGCTGACGTAACAGAGAGGTTCCAGATTTGGCAAAAGCTCCGACGAGGTGAACCAATCCAAAATGATAAAAGCCAAAACCGGGTACATAACCATAATGAACAAAGTGCTGTAACTTGGTATGGAGTTCATCGCCTTCCTTCCAGTTTCTGCGGATTGCTAAAACCTTGCCACTGCTCTTATCAATAGTGACAATGTAAGGAATGGCAATTCCCGTAGGTTCGCCGTCTTCATCGGTATGCTCATAGCCCGCTAAATCTAGGTCTACGCACATCTCCAGAATCTTGTGGCGGTCATCCGTAGTAGCACGGAAACCCAACTTCTCAGCAATCTTCTTTTCTACTTCGTCTAACACAATGTCTGGCTCACCCAGATCTATGTCTCGCCAGAAACCAGAGACCTGCAAACGACGTACATCGTTGCTAGTCTTACGCATTACGTGGGTAACGCGCTCAGCAGACTGTAGATTAGACGCGCCATAAGGGACAACAAGATCCTCAGCGGGGACAAATATAGATACTTGGCGATCAAGATGTGGGTCAAAGTAGACTTTCTTGAACGCATTGCCAGACAAACCTAGGCCCCACAACATACGTTCGTGTTCTGGGCGGTACTCAGTCATCACATCTGTTAACTGGTAGTTCATGTCCACTTGAACTCGCTCAGCAGATGCTTTTTTCTCTGGTGTTTCTTTGCCAATGATCTGGGTCTTGACCGGACCAGCAGCGGGAAAAGTAGCCATCATCATCTCTGACTGGAACTTCACAAGGGCTTCAGCCATAAGTGGGTGATACACACCACAAGCACCTTCCCACGGCTCAGATCTGGTTTCTATCTTCAGACCCAACAGTTCCAAACCATCTACATATGTTTGGATCCAATCTTTTCTGGAAGATACGTCTTCTTCGTAGTCGGATGTAAGTTCTGCGGCCAGTGAGCCAAGCACACTCTCTGGCATCTCTTCGGCTAGGTTTATATCAAAATCAGATTCTTCTGCCGGCATTATGTCTATTTCCATTCCGTCCACTGCAATATGAACTTCTTCTGGATTAACAATTTCAATCTCCATGTCGGGCTGATCTGTTAAAGACTCAATACCCTCTGGAGCCGCGTACAAACCTTTTTCCATTGCCATATATATCCTTAGTAGTATGCGCGTGACTTTTTAAACCCAACGAGATCTTCTTTCTCATCGGAGTCCAATCTTAAAAACCCGCCCTGTCTGAATCGTATCAGAGCCTGTGTGGTGCTGTCCACAAAGTCGTCGTGACTTGCATTAGGAAAAGCTGCTATCTCTTCAATCACCTCAGCCGCCCATCTAGTCTCAGGTGCCCACACTTTACCAGAGCGGAACATATCAGTCACGGAGTTTAATCTCACAAACTTATCATTACCCCGACTAGGAGTGAAATCCTGCACAGGAATTCCCATCCTCCGCAGCTCATGCACCAGCGGCAAACCAGAAGCCTTAGCCTCAATAATAAAAGCATCAGGCTCCCACTCCTGATAACCAGACATTGCCCGCTCTTTTAACTCAGGGAACTCCATACGCTTTTTAAACGCATCCAACAAAATAATGTTTGCATTATTTGGATCCTCGTCTTTATAAAAAACTCCCCAAGTAGTGCGCGCACAATAGTCCGACCGCTCGTTCTTTGTAAACGCCGTATCCCAAGACTGAATAATAAAATCACATGGCGGCGGATCATCCTTTTCCCAGATCTTCCACCAGTCCCGCTTAACTAGCGCACCCTCTTCACCCGTAGGACTTTGTTGATACTGAGCATCCCACTTAGACGGCGGCAGTTCTTCCCGCAAAGCCTCCAATTCAGCCAACGACCAAAACTCTGGCCATAGGGGATTACCACTAGGCATGATTGCGGGCAGTTCTATTAACTCCCAGCTCTCGCCCTTCTCTCTTTGGGCTGCATCTTTTATAACTCGGCCAGTTAAATCGCTATCACCCCATCGGGTCATAACAATAACAATAGCTCCACCCGGCTGTAAACGCTGACGCGGACCAGATGTGTACCATTCATACACTTTGTCATACACACTAGGGTCACCAGCGGCCAAAGCAGCCTCTTGTTCTGAGTGCGGATCATCAATAATCAGCAAATCAGCACCCTTACCCGTCACAGTACCCCCTACACCAATAGCAAAGTACTCTCCACTCTTATTAGTAGCCCATCTACCCGCCGCTTTCGAGTCCTGCCGTAGTGAAACATCAGGAAAAACCAGTGAATACTGCTCAGAATCCACCAAGTTACGGACTTTTCGTCCAAAACCCACGGCCAAGTCAGCAGTATTAGATGTTTGAATCACTTTTTTATGGGGATTTAACCCCAAAAACCAGCTCGGCAACAGATAAGAAGCAAACTCAGACTTAGTATGGCGGGGAGCCATATTAATAATCAGCCTTTTAATCTTCCCACTAGCTATATCCTCAAACTTCTTAGCCATCAATGCATGGTGCCGACCACCCACAAAGCCCGGCCACATCATTTTTACGTATGCCATGAAAGACTTCTGCGCCTTCTCCCTCTCTATAGACTTCTTATAAGTCTCCACATCAGCCAGTAGTTTCTCCTGCTCATTTACAGGCAAAGACGCCAATAATTTATCCAGCAAATTCTCAGGCGGAGCTACGTTTTTATTTTTCACTCTAGATTCCTAAAGTTTATATACACAGGCCGTATCGACCGACCCTTGTTCTTTAACTTCTTAAGGGCGCCGACCTTCACCAATCTATCCACAATCTCACTCGTATTCCCCAGCCCCATCTTTCCACGTTGATGCGCTATATCCCTAAGACTAGGACTAAACCCAAATCTCTTCCACCACTCATCCACAATCAAGAAAACCTCCCTCTGCGCCGGCGTCATAATGATCTCCATACATTCATCATACGATTTATCCTTTTTACTTAATTTCATGTTATTTTTGGCCACTATCAATTCCCCATTTCCAATAGTCAAAACCTATAGAAAACCCAAACCAACATAAACGTTTATGTTGCTT